TTGTTCTCACTCAGATGTTCTTGAAAGAAATCAAAGTAACGTGCTACAGTTTCATCCCAGTTTTCGCGGCGATTTTCGTCCCACAGCCAGCGAGCATATCGTGACTTATGAATGAACTGTTGGTAAAGGGTTGGAAGATAATTATTCGACATGGTTACTCCTGATATTTTCTTAAATGTCTAGTGCATCTTTTAATGAGGGGAATACTTGTGTAATTTGATACCATGCGTCAGTTGCGACATCACGGTGTTCTTTCTGTGTTTCAACACCCATGCGAAGCTGACAATAGTGAATCCAGCTACGAAGAGTACCATTCATATACATACGAGAAACAGTAAGTCCTTCTGGAAGAACTGCGCGGGCCTGTTCTTTCGCAATACCATTTTCAATAGCCCATTGATAAGCACCAGAAGCCTTGCGAATAACGTCTCGCTGATACGACTCCCACATATTCATAAGATTACGATCATCAGTTTCAATGGAGTTCTGACGATTTTTTGTATCTTGGAGGCGAGTTTCACGATTATCAACCCAACCAAGATCCTGAGTAGGATCAGCATAACGCTGGCTAAACTCTTGAAACGAGAATGAACGATGACGCAAAATCTGACGAGCAATGTCTCTTGTCGTTTCAATCTCCATAACAATGTTCACCATTTCAAAAGGTGACCAATGCTTATGTTTGGCAAGATAGCGAAGTAACTTTGGTGCTGTTTCATGATTGTTCTGATTTGATGGATTCGATACGCGAGCCACGAACGCAACAAACTCATCAATACTAACTTTATAACCAGTAATGGGATCACTATAAGTTGGCTGTGTTACTGCAATGATCTTAGCATTGTTCATGTAAGTGAACCCCATGACTTAGAATTATTAACTCTCTTCACGACTTCTTCAACACCTTCTTCAACAAACCATGTCACACCAGTTTGACCACCGTAGATGATAGTAGATTGACCACCACCTTCTGGATTATTATGAGGAAACACCGCTGAAATTTGGTTTATGTTGATATATATCGGATTACCAAGATGTTCGGCTGTAGCATTAGTAAATTTTATCATCATCACGTTTTTCTCCACTTCTCAAATTCGAGCCTTGCTCTGAGCCCACTATATGTATGTTGATCTATAAGTGCCTGTATAAGAGAAGGTGAAAAACCTTTATTCACCATCTCATTGATGTCTTTACAATTCTTAAACAGATCGGGCCAGACACAGATATCCTTGCCGAGATCAATCGTTTTTTGCATATGCTTTACGATATCTTTGTTTCTCGGTTCGTTGTCGTATATGAATGTATAGTTGAGATTGCCTACAGACGAAACTACATTATACAACGATGCGTCCATCATTGCAATAGAGTTTTGTAAGAATAGCGAATCAATAGGGCCCTCTACGACATAAGTTTTCTTACTCTTGTCTAACGTATTAAGACCGTAGACCTTCTTGTTATCGTCAGAGAGCTTTATGGTTATATATTTAACCTTAGAGTTCACCAAAGCTCTTCCTTGAAAGCCAAGCAAAATATTTTTTTCATCATAGAAGGGCAGAACAAGACGAGGTTCAGCATAAAGAGTTTTGTCATAGTCAGGTAAGACTTCTTTCACAAAAGCCTCGAAATCTTCTGCATAGTAGATAGAGTTCCACTTTTCTTTCGGTATCTTTCTATCTTTTACATAGCCTCTTGCTGCATGTGTATCAGGCAAACTTTCGATTGACGGTAATGTGATATCAACTTTCTTTTCAAATATAGGAAGACCTTTTACGGCCGAGAAGTCTGGCTTTGCTACGTTACCACCGCTCTCTTCTTTGAAACGTTCCATCTGATATGCACTATACAGTGAACGATCAACTATTTTAAGAAAGTTGCCAAAAGATGAGCTTGCGCCACAGTTATGACATGAAAAGAACAGATCACTTTTGCGACGATAAAGATAGCCGCGCATCTTCAATTTGTTTTTGTGACTATCACCGCAGATGGGGCAACGAAAGTTCCATAGATACTCACTCTTCTGGTGGAATCTTTCCAACCTAGGTGAGATCAGCGATACATATTTGCGGTCGATATAAAGAGACATGACTGTACAATCCTTCAAGAGGATACATTATATAACAGATTGTTTAGGAAATCAACGTGTGAATAGAACTTTTATTAGTGCGTTAAAATCTACTTTGGCTAGAATCCATGTGATGACCATCAATGCACCAACCATGGTATACTTCCATGCTTCGATCTCAGATAGTCTTCCACCAAATGTTTTCTTTTCTTTGATGAGTTCATTTTTAAGGCAATGAAGTTCGGCTAAGATTTTGTTTTCCGATTCTTCTATCTTTGTTGATAGTTCACGATTAACGGTTGTGATACGAGAGTGTAGTTCTTTGATATCTTCGTTGTGTTCTATTCTTCTCATCTCTAATACACTCTGCACTTCTTTTGTTACTTTTTCTTGAGTTTCAATTCTTTGTTCTTGTAGAGAGACCATGCGTGATAGATTAGACGCAATCTCTTGCATCTTATCAATAGTAGTATCAAACTTCTCACAAAGATTAGTGATGATATTCACATCTTTTTTGAGAAGTTCTATGTCAACTTTATGGTCTTGATTCGGTGCCATTATTATTGTTGTTTTTCTGGCTTTGGTAGATTGGCATAGTATGCTTGATAGGCTGCAACCACGGCATTCTGTTGTTCAATATAACGACGAAGATCGGCCACATTCATACTAAGATTTTGATAACCTTGAGCTGTCAGTGCAAAGTATGTTACGTTCTGTTTAGTCTTTAGATAGTTGAGTTTCTCTTCCGCATTTGCAGCAGTAATAACAACCCACTCAACTTTTGATTGTGTCACAGGTTGAACTTTAGGAAGAACAAGTTCAGGTCGATCATAAAGAATAGGCTTATCAACAACCTTTGGCTTACTAGCACAACCGGCTAGAAGCAATGATGCACAACTTGCGATGATAATCTTATTTAGCATTTTTAGGTTCCTTCGCAATCAATCTATCCACAAGTTCACCACAAATTGAGTTCTTTACTTTACCAGATTTTTCATCGGCTGTCAACTTAGCTCCTGTTACGAGTTCGTTACAACGAAGAGCATCAACAGTTCCTCTGTTTACTCTGTTTTCCGCATCAGTAGGGTTAGCCGCTGCCTTTTCAGCCAAGTTATACTTATCAAACTTGGCATTCATTTCACTTAACTTAGACTGAGTGTTTGTAAAGGACTCTGACAAATCTTTATTGATCTGTTGCATCTTTCTCATATCTTCGGCATTTCGGTCGAGGACTTTTTGTTGCTGATCAATAACACCTTCTAGACGTTGTTGAACTTCAGCGGCCGCTTCTAGTTTGCCTTGTAGTGCTTGAATGTAAAAGTAACCAGTTACCATTACACAGAAGACTACTAGCCCTATGATGAGTTTTATTTTCATTTTGTTACGCCTTGTATCTTTTCTTGGCCTCTTGACCAAGCAGCAATACCAAGAACAGCACCCATTGCAAGATGGAATAGACCTGCACCTTGAAGTGTCAGAGGATTCCATTGAACGAGTGGAGTCTTAGTCATAACCTGTGCGATTGACCATAGCACAGGGAATATAGCCATGTCAAGTACGCAGATGACCATGTAGCACCAACCCATTGCAGGGCGCCACTTCTTGACCATCCAGTCTTCATTTTGTTTTGCGTGTTCTGCTTCCCACTGCTTCTTTTCCAATTCAATCTTGGCTAACTGTGCAGCTTCAGATAGTTGTTGAACTTGTGGTGCAGGTGATGAACCATATCTAGGACCTGAATCAACCCATGTTGTAGGTATTGATGCAGCAGCGCCTTTTGTTGCTGGTGGTATCATATCCATTGCTGGCTTTGGTTCGTCCGTTTCGATACTAAACTTTGGCATAATGACTCCTTACCCAAAAATTTCTAAGGCTGCTTCATAATGCTCTTGACGATCCTTCAGACCGATTGTGCCACCGTTAATCTTTTTTGTTACGGTTAGCACATCACCTTTATCTGCCCATTGATTTAACTCTCTTGAATCCCAGAACCAACCTGCTGACCAAGTTGCACCTTCTGGATCTTTCAGCCATTCTGTGGCTTCTTCTAAACTCATGTTCATATCAGTTGCAAAAGCCTGATAGTTTGATTTGCCTGTTAACTGAATCAATCCTCTTCCGCAGTAACGATAGCCGTCACCACTTGCTTCATCGCCATTACCCATACGACTAGCATAGACGCGATTAGCAATCTTCTCAGGATTTCTAGCATAAGCACTTGGATCTACCCCACGAAAATATTTTGGGAAAATGACCTTCAGTCTATCCGCAGAATACATCAGGTTCTCTTTGATGGTACGAAGACCACCACTCTCATGCCCTACTTGTGCAAGAAACATAGAGATACGTTGTTTGTTATTGATCTCATAGAATGACATTACATCATTCAGATACTCAACATATTGTTCAACGATCTTCTCATCAGTATCTTCAAAGAAATCATTTAACTGATCAAATGTTACTAACTCGGCCATTATACTGTCTTTCTTTTATGTAATGATGCAACCAACTTCATCTTATAGATTGCCTTACCGGCAGGATCAACTTTACTTCTCAAATAACCTCTACGAGCTTCATCTTCTGGTACATGTGTTTCTTCTGGATCTTTTGGATCAATGTTAACAGGTTTACCTCTATGCCAACCATGAACAGATACACCCTTTTCAGATGATAGTTTCTGCCAAATCTTTTGGCCGCCTTCAGAATGTGAACTACCTACAAGACTTGTTGAATGACCAGATTGAAGTATCTTACGATATACTTTATGAACTTTTGGACCTTTACCTGTTGAATCTACAGTATTGATACTAAAAGATTTACTTTTAGGGTTTCTAACACCAGAAATCGTTGTTGTTATTTTACCTGTAGGTTTATGAATGACATAATAAGAACCATCTTCTGAATGATGTATGTCATGTTCTTTATCTACTGATGCAATCTTTCTACCATAATAACCAGATTGTATATCTCTGGCTGAGGCTTTTGTTCCAGTCTCGTAGTTGAACTTATGTTTTTTAGCGATACCTTGAAGTAGAGGTGCTTCTGAAAGGTTTCTCTCTTTACCATACTTGGCATAGCACATAGCACCAGTGCTTTCATCTTGAAGTATGATAGGCTTCTTACCTTTGTTCTTACGATCATATTCACGAATAGCTCGACCATGTTCATCTTCACCGATATAGGTCTTCCAATGTTTACCCTTGCTCTTCTCATACTTCGCTTTATGGAAAGTTGAAGAAGGAACAATGAATGTCTGACTGCCGGCAAAGGTACCAGTCTTCGGTTCTTCATTGATTAGATTTGGTGCTTTACGGCGAAGTATGCTGGTTTGTTTCTTTTGATTCTTCTTTGATACACCAGGCTCAGCCCAGTTTGCTGGTTTTCCAACCGCTGTTACACCTATGCCTGCGATTGCGCCGCCACCGGCAGCATTGGCTGGTGCTCCATCTTCATTGACTGGCTTAGACTTTGTTTCCACACCTTTTGATCTCAGTTTACGGGCCTGACAATGGGCTCTCTGTGAGAATCCTTTAGGGCTGCTACAGTTTATACTTTTCTTGTATTTGTCCGACCAAGTCATTTTTTTGTTCTATCCTCTTGACAGGCTCTTGCCAAAGTGTTATATAAGCAATGTCCGGTTGCAAATGAATAATTATATGGT